GCCGTTACCTAAATTAATTCAATACGTAAGAGATTATGATTTATGGAAATTCAATTATAAAGAAACAAAAGATCTTAATTTTTATTTTCGTGTAAAAAATAAGACTATGACAAGTTGGAGAGAACTTGCAACTAGTCTTAATTTTAACAGAGCAGAAATAATTTACAGAGGAAAAGCAATAAGAAAGTATCACGATAATCTTGTACAAGATTATATAGAGCAAGCAGAAGCTTGTGTTTTTGACATACAAGGTGGCCCTTATTCTGGTTTATGTACTAATGCTTCTGGACATTTTGCTTCTGATGTAGGAACTGAGTTAGCTCTAAAATCTAAAACATTTGGAGCAACTTGGTATCAACTTAAAGGTGGGAATATTCAATGGAGTCTTAGAAGTAATGGGGATTTTGATGTGAGTAAGATTGCCAAAGTATTCGGAGGAGGTGGGCACAAGAATGCCGCAGGTTTTATTTTAACTAGAGATAGCGACAATAATAAGATGTATAAATTAACTACAGGTATCAGATTATGGCGTATTTAGACTTTTTCCCGCAAGAAAGAATTGAATTACAGAAAGAAGTTAGACTTCATCCAGAATTGATGAGTATTCTTTCTGAAGCAAAAAAGGTAGATTTTGAAGTGCAGCTAGCTCATATTGCAGCTTATTGTGGAATAGCTCTTGATGGAGTATTTTATGCTAAAGATTTAGATGCTATATGTGATATGTTAGTGTGGAAGTTAAGGAGTAGAAGAACTAGCATTATATTGCCAATGTGAAATTGAATGAGAAGTGTAGAGTAATAATCATACGCTACAGTTTAAGTCAATACGTATAACTAGAGGAGATATATAATGGCACCAAACACAGAATTATATGATGACATAATTAAAGAATCTAAAGAATCTAAAGAATCTAAAGAATCTAAAGAAAAAAGTATACTACAGATTGCTCATAATCTAGTTCATTCAAATAGAGGAGAAGATTATGGACATCCTTTAGATGATTTCTCTAAGACAGCTGCATTTTGGAGCATATACAAAGGAGTTAGATTCTCGCCAGAAGATGTAGCATTAATGATGGTATTTGTTAAAGTAAGTAGAGAAATGAATAAACACAAAGAAGATAATTTAGTCGATATAGCAGGATATATAGAGACGCTATCTATGGTTATAGAGGAAAAGAAATATAGAAATGAAATTCTCTCTACAACATTTGCAGCAATTGAAGATGTTTTACCTACATGAGGAATTAATTATGTCAAATATTCGTACAATAAAAGACAGAGAAAATAATCAAAACTACGTAGAAGTTAGAGGAAGAATTAAAAAAATTACAGCTAGAGGAGGGTTGTTATTAGCGATGGCAGATGCAGAAGAAGAGCAAGAAACTGGAGCCATAGATATATGGTTTCCGCTATCTCAAATACATAATGATAAAGAAGAATTAATAGAAGGGGCAGAAGTAGATTTGCTTATTCCTGAGTGGCTGGCAAAGAATAAAGGAGTTATATGATGAATGATGATTTACTTCCCTGCTCATTTCAAGAATGTGGGAATGGTTTTTTATGGGGATAGAGAAACTACAATAAAAAAGTGGTGCCGCAGAATAAAGAAGTAATATTACACTACATTCATACTCATACTCATACTCAAAAAAAACTCTACTCATTATCTTGTACTTTTAAGTAGTCGCAGAAGTAGTATAAAATACAAGTACATATTAATGAGTAGAGAGTCTCAGCACATTTCCCGCCCCCTCAATTATTTATATCTACTAATCATTTCCATGAAAATCTCGTAACTCATATCCCCCCATTATCTTCTGCATACTTTGAGAAAAAGTTCCGTTCAAATCTTGGGAAATTTTATTAACTTGAGATAGATTAGCAGCTTTATAGAGCTGTAAAAACCATTTATTAAATTGTTCTTGTTTTCCTCCCAGTGCAGTATATTGTGATACAAAATTCTCTATCTGTTCCGTAGATGGAGTATTACCTGCAATGATAGTACTCTTAATAGCTTCTCCTAATTTCTGTTTTCTTTTAGCATCCTCTAACCCATAAGATTTAAATCTAAATGCTGCATCTAAAGCTATTGCTTCATCAAGAGGTTTACCTCCTACAATACGCCCAAGATTTGCGAGGCTCAAGAGATCATTAGAAGCTATTACATTCCCTCTGGAGGATGTAGAGTAGGATCTTCCTATCGGACTAGCTAATCCTTCAAGAGTTTGAGCTAGTCCAGCTAATGGACGAGATATTCCATTGTGCTCTAATCCTTGGAGTAAAGTATTAGTTACATCTCCCCCTGCTTGTAGTTTACCTACTGTATCGAACAAGTTAGAAAAGAATCTTTTAGTAGCTTGTACTATAGGAACAGCAGAAGGATCGGTGGGAACTATCGTAACATGTCTTGGATTAATATCTCCACGAACATATAAGTTAACCTTCAAATCAGGGTGAAGTAAGAAGTTACTCCCAACTCCATACATCAACCAATTACCTGCATCTTTTCCAGCTGCCCCATATACTGTATCGTATAAATCTTTATGAGTTGAATTACCAGAAGCATTCCCCACAATGTGAGTATTAATAGCGTTAAATGCAGGTAAGCCATTCATTCCGTGAATAGTTCCCTGTAACGCTAATAGAGTCATTGCATCTTTTGTGTGACCTTCTCCTACATGACGAAATAATTGCTGCATAAGATTAAACTGATACGTTTGAAACAATCCTATTGCTTGGCCTATTGGGCCTTGAAACAACATTGGTCTTTGAGCAGAGAAATAATTACCTTGTGTGCGATTAACAAAAGTATTTATATACGCCAATTGCTCTTTAGCTGTCATATAACCTTTAGCTACAGCTATATCAGATATTTGTGTCATGACATCAGCTGCTACAAATCTATTGAATTCTTCTGCTAATCTATTACCTGTCCATTTTTCTCCTGTATTCCCAGCATTTCTTAAAGTATTAAATACATCATCTACTTTAGAGTTAAGTTGAGATATAGTTTCTTTTCCTGATACAGCAAGCTTATCTAGTGTTTGCCTATACTGTTCAGATATAGTAGTTACAAATCCATTCTCCTTATAGAATGCCATTTCAGAAGTATCTGTACCGAATTTTTTTATCGAATTAGATATAAGTTTACTTGGAGAAAGTATTGATTTATCTGTTCCTGGTACGTTAATTTTAGCTAAGGCTGCCAACGCCCCAACAGCTTCAGAATCTCCTCTTTCAATTGCTCTAATTACGGCTTTAGATTCTGCGCCTAAAAGAACACTAGCACTTACTGCATTATTAACTGCATTCAATGTATCAAGCCTAAGAACTACTGTTGCAAGTAAAGAGTTCGCTTTTTGAATAAAAGATGTCAGTACTCCCCTTGGAGCAGAATGATTTGCAAATATGTCCATAGCTTCATCATAAGCTGCACCTTTATATCCATATTCCTTTAAAGTCTCATTTATAGGTAATAACTCATCTGTAGTTCTGGCTGAATCAAAAGCGGAAGTTATTTTAGAGTACATAGTAGATACTTTCTCATCTACTAATCTGTTTACACTGACCCACCAAGGATAATCTGCATAATTTTTTATGCCTAATGCAGTTTTAACGTACTCACCAAAAGGATTTTTAACTACATTATCTGCGTACTTAACAAGGGAAACTTTGGAGAATTTAGATGTAGCCTGTTTAGTAAAATTATCCCCAAGAGTCTTAAGCTCATTAAAAGGAACTTCATACTTTGTAGACACTGCTTCTCTGACCAATCCTGCTTCTTTTTGCATGTGCCAAGAAAGTAAATCTGACACTACCTTTTGAGGATCAGTGGGTACAGTATAAGAAGAACTTATACCTTTTCTATGCATAGTAGTGTTTAAATAATTATCATTGAGAGTTTTTTCATAGTCAAATTGACCTATCGATTTGTAATAATCTTCAGCATCAGCTTTAACTCGTATCTTTAATCCAGGCACAGTTTTAAGCTTAGCTATCATTGATTCTAACTCTCTTTCGCTTGCAGCGTATAAAGTCTTAGTGTGTCCTGTACCTGTAATAGATTCATCTGATACAAGAGCAAAGAATGGATATTCTTTAGGATTAACAGGAGGAGGATAGAATACGTCAGAATGAGAGTTATGTTGAATACCTTGAGCTGCCCTAAGAGTTCTGTAATTATCTACTCTTTTTCCATTAAGCTCAATGTGAAGTTTAGCTAATCGCGCCACTTCTTTATTTTCTATTGCTATTTTTAATGGGGCATCTGAAGCAATTAATGTAGGACGCTCTGGAATAGTTTTTCCAGCAACATTAGCGGCTCTTGCTGCAATTTCCCAATCTTTTAATACCTTTGGCACAAACGCATTCCCAGCTTCATTTAGAGCATAATTATCTGGAATAGACCTTAATCTATTACTTAAAGTTCCCCACTCTAATACAGCTTTTTGATTCTGAGACAAAGCATATAATGCAGGCTCTAAAGATTCTCTTGTAGCAGCTTGAAATTTTTCAATAGCTCTTACTGTAGTTTTACCTATAAATTCAGAAATTGCCCCAAGAGTCCCATAATTAGCTGATGCAGCTGTAACTAATTTTGCTCCAGCTCCTAATCTATTAGCTGTATCTTGAATAAGACGTTGAGAGATATCTGGAAATTTAGCATGATCTTCTCCTAATACAACAGCTGAAGCTCTATCTGTTCCTTGCATATAAATCTTTTGTTGTCTTTTCAATGCAATTACATTTTCAACTTCATGTCCAGATAGTTTTTGAAATCCAGTTGTATCATACGCTAATTTAATATGTTGAGGAACTTCCCAAACATTAACTAAGCCTTCAGATTCTTTTCTAGCTCCACTATCTACTAATTTCTTTGTGTAATCTTTTGAGTATCTCTCTAGAGCAAATATATCATCAAGTATATTTTCAGAAAATTGCCCCCCAAGGAAGGCAGACCTAACATTAGTCATAGTTGCTATATCTTCTTGA